CCAGTGTCATACGGGAGCACTCCCGTCAATGTACTGATGAAATGTGTGTCAACTTCCTTCAATTACTGAGGGAAGCGAAAGGCTGTACTTGTTACAGCCCTGTAGTTTATGTCAGGTCATCCTAACCTAAACTATATAGGTAGAATTCAGTTTCCTTTATTCTCCCTTACTGGGTCTTGTCAATCTTGACGGGGGTCCAGTTCTCTTCAAACATTCCAGGATTGTTCCTGGGTTATTGAAGGATGTCAGTAAGTCGGATGCATCCAACTTACTGACCATAGTCGTTACTGCATTGTGTAAATGCAGAACGACCTTCGTCATAGGATCTCCCATAAGGATTCCCCTACGACTCCAAATGAATCGTGTCGAATCATCGACACGTTCACCAATGTTTTCTAATGGGCCAGTGGCTTTAAAGAAAACCTTTCTCGGATGGTAGCAAACTCGGTTTACTATCCCTCTGAGAATTGGTGGGATCCCTACTAGGTTCATCCAGTAGTTCCCCAATAATCCACCGACCTCATGCTCCATGTAGTCAGTAGCTTGCTCTTCATCACTTGGTAGGATGAAAGCATTTCTGTAGGTGATTTCGACTGTGCCGTAACCATCTACTATATCTATTTTCTGAGATAACTCTTTAAATAGAATCTCTTCCGCGTCCTTCTTAAAGAAGTCTTGGAATATATTCCAGGTGTGGTTTTCATCCCTCATCCCGGAACGCGATGATTGTACCTTTCCTAATGGATAGGCACAAATCCCATGTACAGCATCAAGTATAATCTTCAATGCTGCCATGCCCTTCGTAATGGTACGGGATTTCCCCGGATCATTCAAAGTTGCCACGAACACCGAAGATAGCTCTTCGGTTTCAGTGCATAATACGACATCTAGACTGCTCCAGAATACGTATTCCCCGATTGTACATTCACTTAGGTGTTTGTAATCGATAACCTTGCCAGTGTACAGATCTCGTACCTTGACTCGGTGTTTACCACCATTTAAGATCTCATTGATCTCACAGATGGTTCCTCCTTCTGTGCGTGTCTTTTCCCAACACGCAGAGTTAGATATATTCACTCCGGCTTTTGTTGAAAGCCCAGTGAAAACGTCTTTTGGGAGTTCTTTAGTGAACCTCTCAAGAAGACCTCGGAGTATGCCCTTTTCCGTTGGAGTTAAGGGCGTACTCTCCTGTTGGAGTACAGTTAAAGTTTTAACTGTAGCTTGCAACTTGCAGATCAAGGGTGGGGTTCCCATCCCTCTGTTCTGCATAAGAATTGTGAGTCTGCTAAGTCTCTCAATTCCTTCTTTACCATACACCACATTGTGCTGTAGATAATTAAGTGATCTGGGCAAATTGCCTTTATCGCTCGGTCGTCCTTTCTCAAGATTTAACTTGATGTCGGACCTCACACTCTTAATTCGCATGTAGAGTGTGTCTATATTGATGCTCTCGTCTGAGGGCTCAATGAATTCGTCAGATAACAATAATGATATCATCTCGATAACGAACATATCGAACTTTAACCAGTCCCATTGTTCGTCTTTAATGGATATGAATCTTTGCCAAAACATCCCATTAACGGAAGTAATCAGTTCCAAGAACCGATGCTTCCTTGTCCCAAAGGTTGCACTTGTGTAACCTTTAGGATACAGACTCCTTTTAAACTTTCCAGTCCAATTAGGGTCTGACTTGCAGTTGAAGAAAGCATTTAGCCGTTCAACCAGTCTGTTAAGAAAAGGATCCTTCGCGGTCTTTCTCTTATCTCGAATGAATGTCCCCCAATGGGTTCTATTCATTAATACCCACATCAGATCTTTTGGATCTGCGATGCGGGTGAATGTCGTTCCCGAGCCTTTAAAGCCCGGCCACAACAGTGCTTTCGGGATCTTATCTCTAAGATTAACCGAAGATTCAGGCCATACCTTTGCGGTTATGCCTTCGAAGTTATGAATCCCCATGAGAATTTCCCAAGGGTTTCCATATTTAGGATATACTTCGCCTTTGAAGTTGAGTATCTCCTTCTCTAATGGGGCGTCAGGATCGTCCTCATTAGAGATATATGAAGTAATCGTCGTGGTATCTCTCCACCCAATTGCTTCTCCATTGCTTTCAAGCGGGAAACCCCACTTAACCGCAATATCTAGGGACCTACGTAGTGTTACGTGTTTCCCTCCCTTCAACGCCATACAGTTTGGTATTTGGCGAAGAAAGATATGGTTATCTGATCTACGTAATGTAGACTCGATCTCCATCATTTCCTCTCGGCGATATCTATCGACCTTAGGATCAAATTTGTACCAGTGCCCCCTATGGAGGCCTTGATCAAATTGCGTTCGTGTACTAAAGCTAGCCTTTTCAACGGAACGTAACATAGAAACTTAGAC